GTTCTCGCTGCGAGATCGGATGAGACACTCATCCGGTTCCGAAAATCTTCTCGGTACCGGGTGAAATATGACGATCCGTGGAAAATCCACGCAGGTCGTCATCTCGGCAGCCAATTGGGACTAAACCCAAAGACTGTCGTCTGGTCCGGAGACGGGATTCGTCTCCAGGACCCACTGCCACCTAGGCTTTTCGGGCCGATGTGGACAGGATCTGGTAAATCGAAAGTTCGATTTTCCCAGATTGCGAATATAGATGTAAAACTACATGTTATATACGCACATACTCATTGGGGCCATCGCCTCAAGGAGCTATGTAACGATCCCACCACTACATATAGAGGGTGGGCTCGTACTCTCAGGTCACGAATTAATCGATTCTTGAGAGGATCAACTGATCCTTGCTTAAGCAAGGCCCAGGTTGAAGCCTTATTCGAAAACACAGAGGTTTCGGTTAAGGCACGGTCTGAGAGATTCCTTGAACTCTTGAAGACCGTCGACGGGATATTTCTCCAAAGATATTTGGCGTATCCCGAGGAAGTATGGACATGGGAAAGATTCGACATGTACATACTTGGGAACTTATCCGCCTTAATAGGGGATGAGTTCCTTGACGGAGAAATGAAAGAATTCAGTCTCTCCGTCACAACTGCCTACTCGCAAATAAAGGCGACTAGGAAGTGGTTCAAGCTCCACTCTCACCGAGGGGACCTTGAACAGGCACTATGTGATCTCAAAGAGATACCACATTGGTGCAGGCAGTTCGTCAACGTTTGGAAGCGTTGCGAACGCTCGACAGGAGCCCGTGAGGTTTATCTCATCGGTATCCTGTCACAGACAAGGGGTTGTGGAACTCCACCACCTCTTGTCCTTCTCCAGTCCAAAGTGAAGTTTTTACGCACGATTGGACGGGAGCCCCCGCCGGAACCTGCAAGTGCAGGTATAATCCGACGGGCTGTTCTCCAGGAAGTTCTAAATGAACTTCCCGGGGAAGCATTCACGGGACTAGCAACTAAGGCTAGAGTTTCCGTGAGTACCGCCTCCTCTTGGGAAAAGACCCGAAGAGAAGGTGGAACGATAGAGGCAGCAAGAGAATTGCTGGCATCTCTACCGATCGGTGAAGGGGTACCCGTAAGGGACCTAGACACCGGGAGGATCGAGCTTTACAAAAGTGTAAAGTCATTCGATTCCACCGGAGAAGTGGTTTTCTGGCTAGCGCTAGACCACGTTCTCCGTACACCACCGGACCTGCTTAGACAGGCCTTTCTCACGGTGGTGAAGGAGCCTGGTAAAGCTCGTAGCGTTACCAAGGCCCGTGCTTGCTTAAAGATCGTTCTAGATCTTGTAAACAAGATTGTCGCGAAGCCCTTAGAAAAAGGAATTCGCAGCAGTGCATCCGGGATGGGAAAGTCCAATCACGGATGGAACCTCTTTTGCCGTCTGATGTCAGACGACGTAAGAGAAATGGTCTTCTCTGTTGATAAAAGAGAGGAGACCACATACGAAGGATACGTCGAAAGGACGGATACCTACGTAGACCTCTTCACAGTCAGTACTGACTACGAAGAGGCGACAGATCAGATGCAACACTGTGTTGCACGTGATCTGGGACAGGCGTGGATGCTGAAATGCGGCATTCCACGTCTGCTCCGGGCCATCGTGTCAAAGACATGCTTTGAGCCCAGAAATGTGTATTTTTACGCCACGGGCGTATTGAAACACATCGGTACAGAGTGCCCCGATATGGGACAGCACATAAACTCTGTACGTTTGGTGCAGGGAGTCCTCATGGGAGATCCCTTGACCAAAATCGTGCTCCACTTAGCAAATGTGGTAGCCCGACGTACCGGAAAACGCCTGCACGATGCAGACTTTTACGGAAATTTTTCTAATGCCTCAGAGGCACACGAAAGATTCACCCGTTCATTCCTAAAGAAATAGGTATCACGGGTCCGTTCCCGCCCCGCGTAAACGGGGTTGGGGATGCAGCGCAGCGCCCCCCTCGGGGGAGCAACTAC